GCAGAAGAGGCCGTAGCTGAACCAAGTATGCCATCAACATACGATTTGTTACTTGCATCTGTACCCGCCACAGGAGTAGCCAAGCCAGTAATCTTATTAGACCCCATAGCCAGAGCGCCAGACATGGTATCGCCAGATTTGGCTACACGGGTATCTCGCTGAGTATCAGTGTAGGATTTTGTACTTAGATCTTGAGCAGCCGTTGGATCACCAGCACCAGTAATCTTATTAGTACCCATAGCGATAGCACCCGTCATAGTGCCACCTGCTTTAGGCAGTTTAGTACCTATCGCAGTATTAAGGGTGTTAAAGGCATCATCATCATCATTAAGTGCAGCGGCTAGTTCATTAAGAGTGTTTAAACTATCTGGTGCGCTATCGACTAGGTTAGCTATAGACGTATCCACATAATTGCGAGTGGCAGCGTCTTGTGCATTAGTGGGATCAGTCAGGTTGGTAATCGTAGCAGTTGTACCTGCATTCATGTTCAACGTACCGTCGATAGTGACGTTGTTGAACGAAGACGATCCGCTAGATGTTACATTACCCGTCAAATCTCCAGTGACATTTCCGGCTACAGAACCTGTATGAGATCCTGTGGTATTACCAGTTACTGCACCTGTAATCGGGCCTACAAAGCTAGTACCTGTAATTGTTGTACCTGTGATTGCGGCAGCTGAATTAGCACCAATAACCGCACCATCTATTGATCCGCCATTAATATCGGCGGTGGCTAGTGTAGCGTTTCCTGTAGAAGATATAGTAGTAAAGCTGCCGGCAGCGGCTGTAGAGGCGCCAATAACTGTATTGTCTATATTACCAGCATTGATATCTACGGTGGCTAGTGTAGCTGTTCCAGAAGCACCTAGAGTAGTGAACGATCCTGTGTTTGGAGTGGATGAGCCAATAGTGGCATTGTCTATAGATCCGCCATTAATATCGGCTGTAGCCGCTGTAAGGCTAGTATTAGCAGCCAGTGTTGTAAATGTACCTGCAGCCGGAGTAGTCGTACCAATAGCGGAGTTATCGATGGCCCCTGAGTTTAAATCCACAGAGGTAATTGTTGTAGTACCTGTTGCCGATAAATTAGCAAAAGTAGCATCACCTGTTACGGCAGCTGTACCCGTTACAATTAAGTTTCCTCCCGCAGATAAGTTACCTACAGCGGATAATCCCCCACTCAAATAAGCATCTTGAAATCTTATGGTAGGCGTACCTAAGTCGATGGAGTCTGTAGAAATAGGAGTGATTTGGTTATCAGAAATAACTGTAACCAGCTCACGCCAAACGGCTGCGTTAGAAGTATTTCCAACACAGATATATATACGTCCATTAGTGGTGTTTTCCCACATTGACCCCGGTGCGTACCCCTCACCAGCATCATTAGATGTAGCTGGAGCTGAAGTAGCATCGAATTTATTCTTACCGCCAATACCGCCATGTGCAGCTGGCAGATATCCAGACACAGATGTAGTCAGATTAATCTTTGGAGCGCTGCCGGTTGATCCATCGTGAGCGTGGCCTGTCGTAGCATTAAATGCTGCTAAAATCTGGTTAAATTCTGAGTTAAGCGGAGGGGCGGTGATATCCGCTCCGTTAATAATCGTAGCTAGTGATTGGCGAGTATATCCAGCCATTTGTTATCGTCTCCCCGCTGTAGAGTATTCAAATACGATCCCTTGGATGGAGTAGGATTCAAATTGTCCAAAGGTGACGTAAGTGGCCCGTACTGAAAACCCTGAGCCTTGTATGTCTGAAGTCATGATGGGTTTAGAAGAGCCCCCATAAATAACATTAGATCCATTGTAGGTGATGTTTCTTCCGGAATAGACAGTAGGCCCACCCTCGGAAGTTTGTGAAAAAGTAGATGGTCGAGAGGTGTTATAATCCCCCCAATCATAAGCGATCGCTAGGTTCATCTCCAGCGGCCCCTCTGCTCGGATAAAGGTGTTTACCTTACGCATTGCTTTGCGAATATCGGTATCGCCAAAGTCTAGATAGGGAGTGGCATAAATAGCTAGGATATCCGCTCCGTTGAATGAGGTTCCTTGCTCTTGACGATATACACGCCCATCGTAATCGCCGTGTAAAACAAGCTCATCTGCATCCACATATTCAGAGGTACAGCAAGAAGCTCTAATACCGAGAAGCTCTCCAAACTCCCATGATATAGATCCGGTGGAGTTAGACAGACCGCCTATGATACCAAGACTATCGTTAACGCCTACGCTATCTGTACCTACGAAATACCTAACCTGAGACTTGGATCGAATAACTACCCCGTTAAGAGAGTCCATGCTGTTGTTCTTAATAAAATCAACAAGCGTGGCTTGGATAGGTTTACTTACTGTTTCGAGCTCTACATCACCGATACGAGAGGTTCCAGCGACAGGCCTAAATCCATCCGGTGCTAAGAACATTAAGTCGCCGCCGATCTCAAGAACTGAGTCTCGAGCCACACATCCTACATTTGCTGTAACCTGATCAATCAAGAAACCAGATGTAACATCTGCGATAATCTTCTTGATGCCATTCTCACCGAATACGAATAAATTGTCTCGGAAAGGTTTGATCTGAACTACATCAACACCAGCAAATATCTGGCCTCCATTACCGGCAGTCCAAGTGTATCCATCTAGCGCTGCGGAATGTGCAATAATAGCAGACTTAGCAGTATCTCCGGATAGGAATAAATGGTTCTCAAATACATCAACTAGAGCGGGTGCATCTACTACAAGAGATCCTCCACCCGTATTATTTGAAGCATGGTATCCTCCCGAATGAGAGCTCTTTAGTTCTTTCCAGTTAGTACCATTAAATATGATCGCTGGGTTTACCCCATCTACAAAACAGATCTTATTACCATCACCAAAGTTAAACTGAGCATGGCGGATCTTACTGACTGTCCTGCCATTCAAAGTCATGGGGCGGGTAACAGAATGATCTAAGGTATACTTACGCCAACCAATGCCAGCTGTGTAATAATAGAAGCTATAATTAGATCCACCGGCATCTTGCCTAGCAGCAATAATGATTGTGGCGTTAGTTACATCATCTTTAAATATCGCTAGGCCTAGCACCCTACCTTGACCTGTAGTCTGCCCTGCTACCGTTACCTCTGGGTAATCTGAGTGATAGGGAGCAAACCCCTCAATACGGCGATACCCTCCGAATAAAGAGGGCTCATAATTAACTAATCGGGTAGCTGATCCCGGGCTGTTTTCTGATAAATCGAGGTGGTTTTCATTTGAGTTTAAACCTCCTGCGCTTACGAGCTTATAGCTCTCAATTCTATCTGCCATCTAGTACCTCACTCGGGTATCTCTGATGTACTCGTAGTTGTTAATATAGAGTGTCTGCAGATCCTTAATTCCTCGCTCAAAAGCAACGAAAGCAGCCTGAGCTGCTTCTAGGTTATCTTTGAACATATACAGATGATACAAAGCCCCATCGACAATAACAGTATCAAAAGAAGTGGGAATTCTTGTTACATCATTAAATGCAGTAATATCGGAATAGTTAAGAAAGTATCTAAACCGTACCGAATACGCTTTGTCGGGAGATGGAGTAACTCCAAACCCGTTTCCATGACCGGGAAATACATGGGTAGGCTTACCTCTACCAGCACTTCCGGCACTATAATCTTCATCCCTGTGGCTCTCATACCAACTATCTCTCTCCATATATTTTAGAGTGTAGTAGTCGCAGCCAAGGGCAGTATCTTTCTGTATTTGGAACGAACTCCAATCAGAAATTTTATAATAGTCAGGCCATACATATTCACTTTGACCTGCAGTTAAGACTTGAGTGTGCTCTGCCGCATTAAAGGGCCAGCCGTACTCCGCCTGATTGATTTTAGCGATAGCACTTTTAACTGAATCTTTAACAACAGATTGGATGCCACGGACGTTAGCAAAGTCAGATTCAGAAATCTCGACTTCGTTTAACCGCCGCAAAACTTGATTACACAATGTAATATATGTGGATGGCATCTACTTACCTCAAATAAGGGAAAAGGGGCCAGCCTAGCCAGCCCCTCTAGTAGTTTATGCTAAGTTATATTTAGCAGATACTAATGCTTCTGGGCGTAGGATCTTGCGCCCATACAAATGCATCCCCCGGCAAACGTCCGAAAAGCTATCTGGGTCACGGTAAGTCTCAACTTTGTTGAGCTGTTCCGCTGTAGCTACTGCAGAAGAATGCCCTGCACAGATCACGCCGTAGTTAGCGTTCTGGTTGGCGGTTCCTGTGGTTCCGGCGCCAGTACCAACTGATGGAAGATTTGATGACTGATATACACGGAAGCCGTGGAAGTTATTCAGTACCAAACCGTTGCGAAGACCACCTGAGTCACCGAAGTCAGCATTCATGAAACGTGAGTCTTCATCACGAAGAATCTCCATAAATACTGGATCTACGACGATCCAACGACCATCCTTGTCCACTTGCTTTTGGTCAAGAATACGAGCCATACGCGCTACAACCATTGCTGGTGAAGCTGTCGCTGTTGGAAGTGCTGTTGCACCGGGCAAACGAGCCGCCAAAGGAATTGCGTGATCGCCGGCAGACGATGTTGTGATGTTGCCGAAGTCACCCTTTTTAAGCTTATGTCCAGCCAAAAGTTCGTCAGAACCAGATGCACTATCTGCCTTAGTTCCGTTGACCTGATCGTTAACCGCTGCGGCATTAGCATGAAGTGCTGATTGCTTATAACCGGATAAATAACCAAGTACTTCTTGGTCATACTGATCCGCGAGTCGATAGGCTGCACGATCAACCGCAAGTTGCATGAAATTGATGTGGCTATGAGCCTCTTCGATGTCATCCAATTTGAAGGCAAAATAGTTGCTTTTATCTACGACCAACTGAAAGTCTGTATCTACAAGGTCTTGTGTTGAAATTGTAGTACCGCGAAGCAGCGCAGAAACCGAAATTTCGGGCTCCTTCATAATTCTGACCGTATCTCCTTGCCCACTAATCTCCCCAAAATAATCAGAGTTCGAAATGTCTCCGACTACTGTGGTTTTGCGAAAAG